TTCAGTCTTGATAGATTTACCAAATTCATCAAGCCATTTAATAAGCTTATTGTAAACCTTAAATAGCTCTGTCTTGGTATTTATATTCATACGGATAAACTGTTTCCAGCTTCCATTGTCATTAATCTTAGATAAGTTAAGCTCTTTCATGATAATCTCCTATCATTATCGAGTTAATAAATATCTCTCTACAAGACGTAGAGAGATATTTAAAAGGATTAGCGTTCCACGATGAAGCTGAACACGAATCGTTCCATGATATCAACGAACGCAACGGACACGTCAATACGGCAGATACGCTGCTGAATGTCGTATTCGGTACTGGAGATAACCGGAGTAATGTACTTGAACGCACCTTGGAGGATGTATTCTGCAGCACAAGTATTCAGTTCACCAAGCAACTGAGCCTGCACAGCTGTGCTTGCGTATTCAGAACGATAATTACGGCTGATCTTAAGGAAGTCTCTCTTGAGGGAGAGAAGACCACGAACAGCATGGATCAGGGTCAACGGAGTATTCTTCGTCTGAGTCGTGAGTTCAGTAGCGAAGTAAACGCCAAGAGCATCACGTTCGATATAGTTAACCTGAGCCTTGTAAAGCTCGCTCATTTCATACGGAGTCGGCATGAAGGAGATATCGGTAAAGCCAGAAACTGTACCACGGCGAGGACCAACAAAGTTGCAGGTCTTACCGTTAGCGATATCGTTAGCCGGAATCTTAGAGCTCAAGAAGTAAGTCGGGGTCACCTTGATGGGCTTACCAGACCAACCATCATTCACCGTGAGGTGCTGAGTAAAGATAGCAGCATAGAACGTATCGTAGTTTTCAGTATTCTTACGATAGTCGATAGCCTGAGTTGCATTAGCGATGGACAGACCTTGGTCAAGGAGTGACATACAGTCCTGACGGGTGACGGAAGCGAGTTCCACCATAGCCTTACGAACTGTTTCATCGTAGTTAGCATCAAACATGAGATCGAATTCACAGAGGTTTGTATTCGTGATGAACGGATCAGTTACACCACTATAGGCACGGACAAGAGCCTGAGCCAGAGAGCTCGTGAATGCCTTATTGCCTTCTTCATCGTCATATTCGTATTCCCAGCCATTGCCAGCAGAACCACCATCGAGGTAGAGGGCAGCAGAAGAGGACACGGTATTGAACAGCATGAAGGAATTGAACGGTTCAGTGTATTCCTGAATCTGGAGTCCGCCTTCAGCCGTTGTGTAACGACCGCTGTCGAACTTACAACCGTCAGCATCAGCACCGAGAACACTCATGAGAGAATCAAACTTAGCCGAAGCCTTGAGGAGTTCTTCATCATGTTCATAATCTTCACCAAATACTCTTTCCTTGAATTCATCGAGGTCGATGATACCAAAGATGTACTTGATTACACAATCAACCGGAACGATAATTTCATTACCATCTTCGTCTTCAATCGGCTTCTTGTTGTCATCCAACACAGCCAACTTCGTTTCGATGAAGTTTCTGAGGTTATCGTAGTTAACCGTGCAGTTCACGTAACTAGAGTAACGTCTTACAACGTCTTCAATATACAAAGATTCCTTAGAGCCAGAGATTGCATCCGGGTCAAGAGAAACAGTAAACTGTTCACGAGCCGTATCAACACCATCAACACGTTCCGCAACGGTCAATGTAAACATAGACCAATCAGGGTATGTGCCGTCATAGTTGTTGTTATAAGCAAGGGATACAGAGATACGGTTATACCACTTACCAGAACCCTTCGGAGTGAATCTGATGAATTCGGCAAAGCAGTTACTTTCGCTCTTAGTACTCTGGATATCAATATTCGGAATCACACTGAAGTCAGAGCCAACTCTGTAGCCTTCCTTGTAATCGCCAATTTCAGTCCAGACACCGTCAGTGTCATCCTTAATACGGACAGAAGGATCTGTTTCGCTCTGCTTGTACGGAGCATAGGTCTTTTCATGCATCTTATAGGTCGTATAAGTCGTAGCAGCCAGACCGATAGTGTCATAGATACGTTCGATATAGTTAATATTCGGAGCCAACTTGGAGTTAGCGAAATTAACAGTACCGCAATCGTAGACAGCCTTTTCGCCCTGAATTGCAACAATCTTGAAAGCAGTCTTGCCTTCAGATTCGGCTTCATCATAGACCTTGAGAGCGTCATTAACAACCTTATCGGAGTAGATAGTCATCGTTGCAGAGCCATCGACCACACCATTTGCAGATGTGCCGGAAAGCTTAAACACTGGACTAGACACAGCGATTTCAAGTTCTTCACCAGTTTCGGCAGAAGTAATCTTCTTATCGATAGCAGCTTTAATGGTCTTGGACACCGGAACTCTAGAGACCGTGACGACAGCAGCAGACTTAAGGTTGTAACCGAGAACCACATTCTGTTGATTTTTAACTTCATCAAAGCGTCTTGTGAGCAAAGCAGCATCAACCTTAGCAGCTTCTTCAAGCGTCAAGCTATAGCCACCAGCTGTGTTGTCCTTTGTAGCGATTGTGATAACTGCGTCGCCATTTGTATCGTCAGCAACCGTAATAGCTTCAAAGAAGTTCTTGACGTTAACGATAGAAGCAAGGTCATTGATAGCACCAAGAGCTGTCGTAAAGTCAGAGCTACCGCAATCCCAGTAAGAAGTGCTAGCAACTTTCTTGGAGAAAGTCAAGGAAGCCTTAGTAACCGGAACGTAGACCTTCTTCAGGCTTTCGAGCGGAATTTCAGTGTTATCGCTTACAAATTCTGCGGTCTTGCCAGAAGCGGCAGAACGGAGAGTGTTATAATTGAAAGCTTCTGCTGCTGTGGTATGGGTATCATACACAGGTTCGCCATTGGAGATATAGTTCACATAGTAGAGAACTTCAGTCTTGTACTGTCCGGTAGTCGGAATCTTAACAACACCGGCTTGATCAATACTCTGGTCGTTAAGAGCAAGGACGTATTCTTCTGAATCCTTGTTGAAGATTTCAAGGAATTCGCTATATTCTACTTCAATAAGAGCATACTCACCGTTGAGGTCGTCAGCAATCACCGGAACATAGAAATTGTCAGCGTTCTTCTTGTAGACTTCGTAGCAAGTGTTCCAACCAGTTTCGCCAAAGGCCTTCTGCTTTGCAGCACCAATGTAGAACTTAAAGCCGCTAGTGACATTTTGGCAGAATGTAGAGAGCTTAGTCTTGGAGAAGCAGAGAGCTGCGTTCTTACCCTTATAAGCCGTAAGCCATTCGTTAGTGTGTTCCTTACCTGCTTTACCGATAGCGTTGTCGCCATCACCAACAAAGATATCAGCAATCTTGTTTTCATCTTCGTCTTCTCCAAGAGAATCGAGGAGAGCGTTAGTGATATCGGTACCAGAGTAGTTACCGCCACCTACCTTAGCATTAAAATCAGCAATGCCGTTGATGATCGTGCCAATGATTCCTGCGAAAGTGCTAGAAGCAGCAGCCTTAGCAAAAATCGTCACTTCAACCTGAGTCGGCTTCTTTGGCGTTTCATTATTATAATTCTTAGCCAAGAATGTTACTTCGCAACCGTCATCAGTCGGGAGGTTTCCGTAACTACCGATTTTCCAGTAATCAGTGCCTTCCATTCCTTCAGGCTGAGTGAGGGTGAGACCACTCTTAAGCACAAGAGAGAACTTCACATACGGATTTTCGTAAGTGTTCTTATACTTAGCAGCAACGAAAGAACGAACAACGTTAGGATTTTCGTTTTCGATAGCGAAGAGATTTTCGTAGTCTTCGGTTACGAGACCGAGGTCAGTACGATATGTCTTAGTACCCGTTGCGGTTTCAGATTCACAGATGTAACCAAGACGGCTTGTGAAAGAGTTACCGGAAGCCTTAAAGATAGCAACTTTTTCGGAAGGAGACGATGCTCTTGCGTTCCAAAGCTGAATCTGGGTCTTCGTGAGTTCGAGACGCTTGAATTCTTCTTCGTCATTGGTATAAGCCTGATCAGGGCGGTAACCAATACCGATAGACAGAGAAGCAAACGTTTCATCATCAGGGACCACACGGATCACCCAAGCACCATAACCGCTATTGATAGCGTTAATGGCATTGAGCTGAGCCTGACCGTACTTTGCGTAGTTCGGCTCGCCAAAATTGAAAATCCATTCACTCTGTGTCGTAATATAGGTAGCTTCATTGGGCATACCCTTTTCTGCTTCCATAGCGACAAAAATATTGGAAAGACCGCTTGACGAGACTGTCAGAACGGCGTTGTCAATGATTCTTGCAACACTATGAGGATGCATATATTTAGGCAGAGAATCTGCAGCCATAAATGGCCTC